TAGAACATACAGCAAAGCGCCTCCCAGCCATAATGGTTGAGAGGCGTTGTTTTTTTACGTTTATATTTTTATCTCGGTCCCATCTTTGAAAGTTACCCAGACATCATTCTTGCTGCAGACCGTCATGAAATCCGCGAGGCTGTACCAGAGTGCGCGTTGAAATTCGGTCACGCCATCCAGTCGTTTAAGCTCATCGAGAAAGGCTTCGATTGTCGCCTGCCGCGCCTGTTTGTCGCTTATTTCCCCAGTGACCGCTTCCAGCCGTGTTTTAACTTCATCGAAGCGATCGGTCAACCCGTTGTAACGCTTTTGGTAGTCAGCTTGGTCGAGGGCGATGTGGGCATTCTCGTTAATGCACTGATGCATGAGCTCAGAGATCACCAGAAGTTCGTTCTGTAGATTGTCTTGCACCGCAGTCAGGTCGCCCAGGTCAAAGGCCAGATTCTTGGCATCCTCAAAGGCGGCGATGATTTCGTCTTTATCGGCAAGCAACCTGCGCAGAGCTGATATATAAAAGTCCTGTATTTCCTCATCAGTCAGATGCGGCGTTGTGCAAATCTCGTCATTCTTGAATTTGTGATTGCAGCGCCAGACAGTGCGGCGGTATTTATCGGTGGAATGCCATACCTTTGAGCCGTACCAGTTTCCGCATTGACCACATCTTATTCGGCCAGAAAACAAATGAACGCCGCTATGTCGGCCACGGCTTTGGCCCCGGCGTGCCAGTTCGCGCTGCACCATATCGAATACATCCGGCGCAATAATTGCCGGGTGGTTATTTTTCACGTAGTATTGAGGGATTTCACCCTCGTTGACCTTTTTCTTCTTGGTGAGGAAATCAACGGTGTAGCTTTTCTGAAGGAGCGCATCGCCCCGGTACTTCTCATTTGTAAGAATGCTACGCACCGACCCAGCGTTCCAACGCTCCTTGCCACCCGGTGAAAGCAGACCATCAGCAGTCATTGTGGAAGCTATTCCGAAGGGTGTCATGCCTTGCAGAAACAGGCTGTAGATGCGCTTGACCGTAGTGGCTTGTTCTGGATTGATGATCAGATTGCCGTCCTCGCCACGGTCATAGCCGAGAAATCTGTTGAATGGAACCGTGACCTTGCCGTCTGCGAAGCGCTTTCTCTGGCCCCATGTGCAGTTCTCCGAAATCGAGCGGCTTTCCTCTTGCGCCAGTGAGGACATGATGGTTATCAGCAGCTCGCCCTTACTGTCGAGCGTCCAGATGTTTTCCTTCTCGAAGTATATCTCTACACCTTTTTCCTTGAGCTGGCGTACCGTGGTCAGGCTGTCCACCGTGTTTCTGGCAAATCGGCTGACAGACTTGGTGACAATCAGGTCAATCTTTCCATCAAGAGCATCGGCTATCATGCGCTTGAAACCCTCGCGGTGTTTGGTGTTGGTACCGGTGATGCCTTCATCGGTATAGACCTCGACAAACTCCCAATCGTCACGACTCTTGATGTAGTTGGTGTAATAATCGACCTGAGCCTCGTAGCTGGTAAACTGCTCGTCACTGTCTGTTGAGACGCGAGCATAACCGGCTGTGCGGCGCTTTTTATTTGCATTAATCGGCGAGGACGTAAATCGGCTGATTGTCGCCGGTATAGTCGTTACGGTTTTGGCCATTTCTTTTCACTCCTTAGTTCTCTCATCCTTTCACTAACTGCCGCCCGGCGCTCATCGGTCCAGCTGGCTCTAATTGCTTGGGTTTGCTTTTCACGGCGTTCTTCAGTCCATTTTGTACCTTTTCTTTTTTCCTTGAAGCTCTTTGTGAACTCATGCCCGTCACGATAGTGGAAGGTTACGGTGTTACCAAGCACTGTTGCGCATTCGAGCTGATTATCCATGACTGCTTCATCGAAGGAGTCGAGTGCAAGTACATCGGTGACAAGAGCTTTCATGGTTTCATCCCTAATGGAGACCTTATCGCAAATACCTGCTGGTCCAGTACAATGCCACGTTCGCGCTCGGGTGCCATCCTTCATGACTTTGGACTGGCAGCGATAATTCGAGCCACATTGCCCGCAACGTATGAATCCGGTGAACTCGTTATAAACGTACTTGTTGGGGTTGGTTTCTTTGCGTTTGTGGAGATCTCCCCAGAGCCGCCTTCGTTCCAGTGTCCAGCAATCGGTTCTCGCCGTGGATTCCCATGTTGTGGTGACCTCACGGCCATCGTAAAAGCGAAACTGTAGCGTGTCAGAGCTAACCATATAGATTTCCTCGACCTGCTCGCTGAAGGCAACATCATCAAACTCAGTAAGTCCCATAGCCTCGGCGGCAACATTCTTGAGCATCTTTTCTGGGATGTTTTTTGATCCGCATGCGCCGGCACCTTTCTGGCTTTTTGTTAGGCAGGTCCAGATGTAGTAAACCTCACCGGCGGTATTTCGTTTTCCGCTCCGGCGGTAATGCTTGCCGCATATGCCACAGGTGATTTTTGTAGAAAAGGCCGTCAGATTCAAGGACTTATTACCGAGGGGTCCTAGGTCGCGTCTGCGTTTGAATTCATCTTGTACCTTCTGAAACTCTTCCAGCGGAATGATGGCTTCGTGTGTATCCTCAACATAAAACTGTGGCAATTCTCCGCGATTCTTTTTGCGGCGCTTGGTGATCGGGTCTTCGGTATATTCTTTCTGAAAAAGCATGTTCCCAGTGTAGGTGACGTTCGTGAGAACTACCTTAACATTTGAATCCACCCATTCTTTGCCTTGGCGAGTGTAAAGACCCTTTTCGTTAAGAATCCGGCCAATCTCAATCCTCGATGCGCCCTTCATGTATTCCCGGTACATAAAGCGGACGACTTCGGCCTCTTCGGGAATAATCGTGAGCTGATCATCAATCCACTCATAACCGAACACCCGCATCTGGCCATTTGGGATACCTTTCTGAAAGCGTTTGATCGTACCCCATTTGACGTTATCTGAAATACTGCGGCTTTCTTCCTGCGCGAATGAAGCGAGCAGTGTTAGCATCAACTCGCCGTCCTCTGAAAGGGAATCAATCTGCTCCTTTTCGAAGCGGACCGAGATTCCAAGGTCCTTAAGGTGGCGGACGGTGTTCAGAAGGTCAACTGTATTTCTGGCAAAGCGAGAAATCGACTTCGTAATGATGATGTCAATTTTTCCGGCTTCGCAATCCTCAACCATGCGCCTAAATTCATCGCGCTTGCTGGTGCCAGTGCCACTGATGCCGTCATCCGCATAAACGCCTACGTATTGCCAGTCCGAGTGCTTCTGTATCATCTCGCTGTAGTGGCTTATCTGAGCTGATAAAGAATGGTTCAATCGCTCGGTTTCCATTGAAACTCTGGCGTAGGCAGCGACTTTCTTCCGAACCGGCATTTGCGGTATTGCTGGCTCAATTTTGACTATTGTTTTCAAGTGAAATCACTCCTTTCCAACCATATACATCACTCAGAAAGGCAGTTAAGTCAACGAGTTTCGGACAGTAATGTGCCCAAAGCTGGCTGGAATTTTTCGAGTAGGATTGTATCAATTACAGCGTATTCTTCCTGCGTCAGAAGTCCTTTTTCAAGAAGTGCTTTAGCCATCGAAATGGCCACCTGATAGCGCTTTTCAGCTTGAAATTGTATCTCAGTCATGCGACTCACCGCCTTTAAAGCGAGCCGCCACATAGCAGCTATGGCAGCAATATTTTCGACTGGAATTACCATAGGCTGTGAATAGGTTTCCACAGCAAGCGCATGTGAAGGAATATAGTGCTTTCCGAGTGACCTGTTCAGGGTGGGTATTCCACCATTGTTGACGGCAGTCTGCAGAACAGAACTTCAGCTTTTTTCTACCGGGAATCTGATACAACGGTTTACCACAACATTGGCAGAAGTTCTGGTCCGGTGAGATACGAGCATTGCTTTGTGCTTTAACTCCAGCAAGATCATGAGCGCGGCAGTATGCCTTTACATTATCCTTTGTGAGACCGACCGCCTTGGCAATTGTCGTATATCCATAACCGTCATGACGCATGGCGGTAATTCTCTCTTTTTGTTCATTTGTCATCGCTTGTCCTCCAATCTGAGAACTTCCGTCCTCACTACCCAATGGAGGTGAACAAGCTGTTTGAACGAATAAGCGGCAAAAAAATAATGCCTACCGAAAGACGGATCTCTCAGTAGGCATTAAGTGGTGTGTTATTCGCTGTATTTGATAAAGGCATCTGTAAAGCCAGCCGCTTTGACCTTGCGGAGCATAGCGTCGGCATTTGCCTTGACAGAAAATGCGCCAAGCTGGACGCGATAATACTTCTGCGTAGTGGTTTGAACGCCGGGAGCAAGACCGGATTTTACATCTGCTCGGAACGTCTCCATCGACTTGCCATGCCTCGGAAACCAGTGCATGACGTCGCCGTGGTTGCTGGCAACGCCAAGTTTATGGCCTTCTGAGTGGCAGATGATATCCTTTTCGGTGAGCCCGTATTGTTTGCAGAGATAGACGCAAAGATCCACGGCTTCCTTGTAAACGGCATTAAAATACGAGATGTCGGTCAGACCGTCCTCGCAGATTTCAAAGCCGATATGTGTATCGTTCGCTGCACCTCCGGCATGCCAGCCTCTATGATTCCACGGTAGGGTCTGATAGGTGGCGATGCTTCCATCAGCCAGCTTACCGATGAAACCGTGGACACAGACCTGTCTGCCATCGGGTTTATCCTGATTCCAGTGGTTATTGTACTGATTCTTTCCCAGAAGTCCGTCATCAGGACCGATATAACGTTTTAGATAGGGGTTGTTTGCCCCGGTAGAATGCACCATGATGCCCTTTGGTTTAATGGTACGGCCCGACTTGTAGCAAGCATTGTTTATAAGAATTAATTTTCGAAGATTCATTCATCAGCCCTCCTTGTCGCTTCGGTTATGAAGCTGTTCCAGGATATCCTTTAACTTTTGCGGTACCGGCAAGCCTATATGCGCTGCATTCTCAAGGATGGAGACACCCTCGTTTGATAGGTAGAAAAAGATGACAGCCGTTCTAATAACAGAGCCATCACCGATAACACTTTGGTCGACGATATTCCCGATGGCCACGAGCGAGAAGATAAGTACTTTCTTGAAAATACCTCGAAAGCCGACCTCGCTTGACAGCTTCTTATCCAGTACCGCGCACATCAGACCGGTGACATAGTCGATGATGACGAAGGCTAAAAGCGCATACAAAAAGCCATCCCAACCTCCGAGAAAGTATCCAAGACCTCCGCCTGCTGCAGCAATTGCCGCCTGTGTCCAATTCCAAATTTCCTTCATAGTAGTCCTCCTTCAATTTTGCTGTACAAAAAAGACGCCCGTTATTTGCGGACGCCTCTTTAGCTGTTTTGAGATAGTTGATATATAAAGCCTGAATATCTCAAGGCACTATTTTATTCATAAACGCGGCTGCTGCTGGTCCGGTCTTTTGTGATCCTGCCAATGTAGTCACTGAGTCTGCCTTTGCCGAACTTGCCGCCACTGTCCACGGTAAAGTCGGTATAAAACCCGTCCTTACCAAAACGATGAGTGATCTCAGTGATAAGTCCAAGACTTGTGGAGCCTTCGCTGTTGACGATCACCGCCTCATCGCCTAAGAGGAGCTGTGGTCTGAATGGGCCTGTAAAGCTTTCGATTTTTCCAACATACTGCAGGCTGTCAGCAATTTGATTTGCGTAGCTCTCGGCATCAGTGAGGCTGGTTCCTTCCGGCACATTGATATAAAGGGTCTTGTTCGCTTGGAGATTCCATCCGGTATAGGTCTGGACATTCCGGTACACCTTGATGCTGAAATCCCGGTTATGAACGCAAACCCGGCGGTAAGCTTCCTGATCGTCCCTGACGATGTTTCTGGTGAAGATGTCCTTGTCACGCTGAAAAACATAGCTTGAGTTACTTGCAAATCCAGCAAAGGTTGAAGCCCCAATTACCACGGTTCCATTAACAAGTTCTTTGATTTGCCAGTTATCAAACGCTTTTAGAACTTCCATGACGCCATCAAGAAAGCTCATATTGGGGTCGAACATATAGCCAGCTGACAGAGAAGTGTTCTGCACCAGCATTTCATCGGTGCTGATATTAGCCTTATCAAGGATATCCCTGATTGTCTGATGAAGGAGCTGGTATGTGTAGGAGTTGTCTTCATCGAAGCTCTGATCGCCCAGTGCTTTACCGATAATGTTCCGGCCATCCACGCTGATACTTTCGCCGAGTAGTTCAAAATTGCTCCGGTCCACATAAAAGCTCCCCATTGGATAAGGCTCACTGTCGCCAATGATGAACTCAAATACCACTTTACTGCCAGGAGAGAGAAGGCTGGACTCTTCTGAAATGGCTACGTTGCCTTCGCATTCAGGATTTTCATTGATCGGGTTTTCAAGACTCAGCGTAAAGGATGTGATTGGGGTATCCATTGAGCACTTGATGCTGCCGGAATCCAGATATCGATCCATCTCGAACATGTACTCGTGTATGAGTAGCTTCTGTGCGTAAGGAGTAAGAAAGCAACCGACTATACCAAAGCCAGAAAGGGATTTCAGCTCCAGATTGCTAAGGCCGGTATCATTTTTTGGACTGATGTACACAGTGTCCTGCCAAACTGGAGCTGAGAAGTCACCATTAAAACGATTACTCGGTGTGCCATAGAGCAGACCGCCAGTGATAAAAAACAGCTGGCCTTCTGTTTTAGGGAACTGAATAAAATCAGGATAAGTGCCGTTCCCGACAATAGCATCATTTTCGAATGTCAGCTGCATGTTTTCACCTCCACAAACTCAGAATTTTATTGCTATGATTCTTCTTCAGAGACCTCTTCAGATGATTTCTTCGTGTCGGCAATTTCAACGATCGGAAGCTCCGACAGATCAATTGGTGCATCACACAAATAACAGTTAATGCTGTCCGATATAGACTTGATGGTTAAGACGGTGCCGCAACCGCTGCAGACGACCGTTCCTACGTGCCACATACTCATATCATTCATCTCCCTTCGTTTTTAGGATCACGTCCCTGATGTATGGACCGATTTCACTTTCAATATGGTCCTGTCTGCCCTGCAGCTTGAAATGGGAGATGCCCGCTTCATGTAAGGTATTTATTTGCTCCATACCAAGCCTCATCTTGAACCGGCCGCCAGATTGATCTTTGCAGATGCAGACGTCCTCGTAGGATTTATCAAAGCGCTTCATTTGAAGTGATAACTGTCTGTAGTGCTGGCCGCGCTCTGTACAGTTTTGGTAGCAGTTTTCGTTCACCAATATCTGCAATCTATGAAAACCAAGACGAGCCAAGTCCTCCAGATGAGTATTAAAGTCTGGGCTCACCGCAAAAAAGTCGCAGCCCTTAATCTTTGGCACCACAGCGGTAATCGATGAGGTGATCGCAAGCCCAGGATGCTTTTGCTTAATGTGGTCAAAGAGCTTCTGTTCGGAAAGAATTACGCCGTTCAAAGGGCTATCTGCCAATTTATCAAGCACGGCATTACACTCATAGTCCATGAGTTCATGATCTTCAACGACGCCAGAAAAGGTCGCATCTACACCGATCCCATGCGCATTGAAAAGCTCGATAGCCCTGATAAAATCTTCAAATCCCGTGCTGCGATTAAAGGGTATCCGGCCACCGTTCCATAAGGATGTAAAAGCCGCATCATAGACCTGCACTCGATACCCATTCTCCATCAAGAACAGCGAATACTTCAGCAGTTCCTCCGGGTAAGACACTGCGCCGCCTAAATGCCAAGTAATCATACGCCCTCCGCATAACTGACCGAAAAGGTCACATCCAACACGAATTGGTCTGTCTTATGGATGCCTTCAGTTTTATAGGATGCGGTGACTGCTTCGGCGTCAGTTGGCGGTGTTGAAAGCACCACGAACACCTCTGAATCATCCACATAGAAGGTCCGAGCTGAACGGTCGATTCCGCAATAGAATATTGGACCTCCGTCAGTGATGATGTTGCTGATGCTCGTTACAGAGTGAGAAAGGGGTGACTGTGGCGCATAGTACTCCACACCGTCCGGTAGCAGTTTGAGGAACTTGGCATTGGCAATATTGTAATCACTAATCAGGCACAGACCGTCGCCAACCAGACCTCCGCCGTAAAGTGACATAGTGTTCCCATAGGTACCGGAATAGGTCAGAGTAAACACGCCGCTAACGAGCTCGTAGATTTTGTAGTTGCCTGCTGCAAAGGTATATATTTTGCCGTTATACTCACAGACCGCTATCTGATAGGTGGAGTCGTAGACTTCCTGGGTGATCGTTTCATTCACTGTGTCAACCGAGACGATGACCAAACCGTTGTATCCTGAGAGGACAGCGTGATTGCCATCAGCAGTGATGAAATTATTCTGGTAAGTGTATCTGCCAGAAGCTCCAGCTTGCGAAGCCCCTACTCGATAATACTTGCCATCGGCAGCCTTCTTGGCCAGTCTGACATAGCCCGCACTGTTATCGGAGTAGATCAGGAACAAATCGTCAGGTGTCATGACTCCAGTAGAAGGCGTGATATCTCCAAACCTTGAGAGGATTGATTTTGCCTGATCGGCTGAATAGTCAATCCAGACATTTGCCGGAAGCACACAGACCTGCTCAGTATTGAGGAAAATAGGCTGGCTGGAGGACCGGGAACTATAACTCGGTTTATCTGGAATTGACCCAACAGAAGGACTGAAGGAACCGTACTGCCTGAGGTATCCTCGGTGAACCTTGCCGTATTGCACCTTATACTCACCATTCCCGATCCACTTGTTTCCCCAAGGTGTCGGATACACGACACTGGGATAGGAACTGAAGCCAGAGCCGCCATTACCGTGGTTAGTGCCGCACGAAAGAGCTACCCTTGGTTTTCTCTCAAGGGTGTGAGAGGCAACGACCGAGTTAACTTTCACGTCAACCAGAGGTGTCTCAATATAAGGGCTGGGAATCAAAAACTTTGTTTTCACATTGTCGCCAGTCCCAAGCGGCACGTTCTCATAGAGGACTTTACCTATGATTGAGCTCTCCGGCACGACGATGGAAGCAGTCTCTGCCACCTGAATTTCTTTGATGAATAGGTTTGCATCAGCGATTTCAAAGCGAACCTTGTAGGATTCAGTAGCTGTCGCGACATCATAAGCGATCCGACTTGAAGATTTCGATGCAGCGCTTGTGTCGCAAATTCCAGCAGCATTGATGGAGTCGGCATCAAGCGGCATTGGATTTCGGCCAACCTTGATCGTTGATGTGATATAGCCTGAATTAAGGATGTAATAAGCCGCACCATAAGATACCTGAGATTGGCTGAAGCCCAGCGGTGAAGTAACCGAGATCCGGCAGTAAAGGGTCGCGTAAATGGTGACCACGTCCGTATCGGTTTTTGTGAAGCTGATGGGATTGCCTTCAGCGTCCTTGAGTAGAGCGTGGGTTACCAGCCGGTTGTAGCCTCTGATGCCTACTTCTGTAATGGTCTCGCCAACAGCCGTGCTGGGTGAAAGCTCGATCTTCTCCTTAATGTAACCCGAGTCACTTGAATAGACTTCTTCCACACGAGTGGAGCTGACCTGGGCAATCTGAGAAAAGAGCGACGTTCTGGTCGGAGAAAGTTCTCCAGTACCACGGCCGTAGCAGATATAGTCAAACGGACTTCTCCTGTCCGAAATGATCTGCGTCCACATAGCGCTCAGCACCATGTTATAGGCAGTGCCGATCAGGCGCTCTTTTCCCGAGCGTATGTCTTTGACATACACTTCAAATTTATTGTGAAGCTTGACGCTTGCGTTAAAATTCATAGTATCCCTCCTGGACTAAAGTGGATTTGTCCCGACTTTGATTAGATCAACAGCGACGATGGACAGTACTGCGGATACCTTTTCATCACCGTACACACTTGAAAAAGTACACTGGATGAAGCTGATGCTTGTCAGACTCAAGGTCGGCTCGATGGTTTCTGAGACAGAAGGTGGTTCACCGGTTGCAAGTACGGAAAAGCTACCAAACTCAGGCTTACAGCACTCAGAATGATAAGAGTTAATGCCGCCAAGGCCGTTATAGGTAACTGTCCAGCTGCCAACACTGACCAGTGTATTTGCTGTCGTCAACCTAAGTATTCTGCTCCCTGACTTAGCTACAGCCACAATCGTATTGTTTGAGATGGTAAAACATTCAGGGCAGTCAGGGACCTCATAAAGGTCCGTGTCGTATTCAATTTCAATCAAATTGTCATCCATACGTTTTGCGCGGACGATTGTAGGAACAAAACCGATGATCACATCAAACGGACAGAAGTTTACCTTGCCGAAGGTGATACTCGAATCAACACGCTCCGTCTGCTTCAGATCGGTGTAAATGATCGGGATAAGTTTGACTTCATTCAGAGATAACGCCGCATGAACGTTCTCTGGGATAATGGCCATTCCAGACCAGTTACGCTGGGTGATAATCCAATGTATGTCCCCATTTGTCTTTTCAATGCTAAATCCGAGACGGTAGTCATTGGTCAAAAACAGGTTTAAGTGTACTGCACTTGAAACAGAAGGCAGCACTCTGGCAATTTCCCAGATTACTGTGCCATCAGCTTGTCTGCAGTAGTTGCGGTACCAGACGGTCCCATCCGTTTTGATGTAGCCGACGACAATGCCCTGATCAAGCTCGGCAGAATACTGATTTCGCCATGCCCGAATAGCCCGTACATAGCTGACGCCAGTATCGAGCTGAGAGAGGGTGGATGCATCATCCCACAGCTGACGCCATAAAATGCCGGAGGAGTCCACCCAAAATATCCACGGCTTTTCATCCGTCACCAAGCGCCATACTCCGCGATACCGCTGCCAGTTACCGTCAAAGGCAAGTGCTACCGATGAGCCATTACCCAAGGTGAACTGATCCTTCCAGCCTTCTTTGAAGGTGTCCGGATATTCCCGGATTGATGTTCCGACCACACCGTTATCGACATGAATTTCATAGATTCTATTGGGACGACCATAAGCCTTATATCGTCTGGGAGCAACACTGAGATCCCCAAGTCCGGTCTTTTGACGGATCGTTTCAACCGTCCAATAATCCGAGTCCATGATGGTCGACCTAGCCCGGCTTACTTGGATGCTCATTTGCGGTGCAGCTTTATTGGCCGGTGTCTGCTGATCGCTCTTTAGCTTTTCTTCCATCAAGGAGTTCACGCTTCTCACAGCGCCACCTCCTCTTTAAGGATCATCCTGACCTTGCCTTCAAACAGGCTTTTATCCTTGTTCCCGTGGGCAAAGTTAATGCGTTTCCAAGCAATTTTATCGTCAGCATACACAAGGTACTTTTTGTCAAGAAAGATCAGCACCAGCGGGGTACCTAGGTCAATCAGACTGTTTAACTTTTCTGCTTGACTGAAGGTGGACACGATGGTGCCTTCCATGCTTTTAAGAGCGCTGCCGACAATCTGAACGTGATAGCTCCCGTCCAAAAGTCGATTCACTTGCCTGTTTGAGGAATACTCTATCGGGGAGATTTCCTTAAGAATCCTCGACAGGATTTCGCCTGTGGATGTTTCCAGTCGTATCATCAGATTCTCGCCTCCCTCCTAAACTGATCCATAATGATTTCAACAACGCCAGTGAGTTCTTTTTTGCTGTTAATTCCACGGACTTCGATGACACCGGTGTGCTCGACGATGGATTTCGTAGCGCTGGCTAGGCTGGCCCCGCTACTTTTCATGTTGAAGTTGGTGTCCACGTTAAAGTCGGTGGGGATTGATGTTTGCATGTCCTTTGAGACCTTGTTCATGATCTGGTCAAAGCCGATACCAATACCCGCACCCATATTTTCACCAATCCCTGCAAACACAGTGGAAGGTGAATGAATACCGAGCAGGTCTTTTGCCCCATCAACAATGCCGGAAAAGAAGCCACTGACTTTATCACTGATCCAAGTGCCCATGGATTTGATACCATCCCATAGGCCGGTAACGATGTTCTTGCCGATTTCAAACACAGCACCTACGGCTTTGCCTAGTCCAAGGACCAGTGCTGAGATAATTTGGGGTAAGGATGCAACAAGCTGTGGTATGGCCTTGATAAGACCTGCCGCAAGTTGAACGGTGAGCTGTATACCCATGGAAATGATGGCAGGCAGGTTATTGGTGATGAAATTGATGATGCTCGTAATAATTTGAGGCAGTGCAGCAATCAGCTCTGGCAGCGCATTCAGTAATCCCTCTGCCAAACCCTTAATAATTGCAAAGGCCGCCTCGAGAATTTTATCCATGTTGTCAAGCAGCACCTGAACGATCAGGAGAATTGCCTCGACGATAGAAGGAATCAGTTCCGGCAGAGCTTCCGCGATACCCAAAGCCAGTGTGACGATCATCTGAATCGCAGCTTCAATAATGGCAGGCAGATTGTCGATGATGCCTTGCACCAGTGTTAGGACAAGCTGCAGAGCGCCCTCCGTAATAGCGGGAAGCGCCTCAATTAAACCTTGAAGCAACGTCATGACGATAGAAGAAGCACAATCAACGATCGTCGGTAAGTTTTCAACGATAGAGTTTACGATGGCCATGACGATGTCCATACCAACTTGAATGATCCTTGGGAGGTTCTCCATTATCATGTCAACCAGGCCGCCTACCGTATTACCAATAACCTCGCTTATTTTGTCAAAGTCATCGCCTGCTTCAACAAGTCCGGAGGTAAAGTCTCCGAGCAATGATACTCCGTCATCGGCCAGGGTTTGAAGCTGTGGCAGAAGTACGGTCCCCATCACACGCTGTGCGGCTTCCGATCCTTGCTTCAGCCTCTGAACAGAATCATCAAAAGCACCGAGCTTTCCGATGCTTTCCTCGCTTAAAACTGCGCCCATCCGCTTTGCTTCCTCGGTTAGTGCGGCGATGCCAGCGCTACCTTGAGCAATCAGAGGATTTAGCTCCTGCGCACTCTTGCCAAAAATCTGCATAGCAAGAGCGTCGCGTTCAGTCTCGTTTGAAATTTTACCGAGGGCATCGATGGTTTCCCAATATACTGTCTCGCTGTCCCTTAGCTGGCCATTGCTGTCCGCTACGGAGATACCAAGCTTCGCATACGCATCAGCGAACTTAGATGAGCCATCTCTGGCATTCGACATTGATTTTACCTGCTTGGCCATAGACCCGGTTAAGGTCTCCATGGAAACATCGACAAGGTCAGCCGCATAGCTGTAGGCTTGCAGACTTTCTACGGACATACCGGTGACGGTGGATTGTGTTAGCATTTCATCTGCATAAGCGGCCGCTTCTACCGTCATGTCGACGAGCGCTTTGCCCGCCCCAATTGCAGCAGTGCCGATAGCGGCGAAGGCTACACCCATAGCTGCACCGACACCCTTGACCACTGAGCCCAGCTTTTCAAATTTTCCTCCAGCGGTATCTGCATCTTTTCCTGTTTTATCAAGTTCATCGCCAAATTGGTCCGCTTGTTTTTCAGCTGCGTTAAACTCGTCGGCGACGCTATCCAGGGCTTTTTCATTGCCCTTTAGCTCACGCTCCATACCATTGAGTTCAGCTTGGGCATTATTGAGTTGAACTGCCCATGCTTGAGTTCGGCGATCGTTTTCACCAAACGATGAGGATGCATTCTCCAGTGCTTTACGCAGGGTTTCGATTTTATCTTTTTGAGCATCGATCTGCTTGGTAAGCACCTCATTCTTGGAGGTGAGGGACTGGACGCTATTTTCGTTTTTGCCAAATTCGGACTCCACGAGCTTCATTTCTGAGCCGAGCACCTTGAAAGACTGATTGATATCAGCGAGGGCTCTTTTGAATTCTTTTTCACCCTCGACGCCTATTTTTAAGCCAAAGTTATCCGCCATGTTCCCATCACCTCCTTAAATGCCGTTTGGTATGATTTCATCGATGTAATACTCACGGGCTGCCTTAGCGAGTCCGTTGAACTGCTTGTATACCTCCCACTGGTCGAGTAAATGCCCGATCGGCATCAGCCAAACTTCCTGCTCAGACCGATGAAGGAGGGATACACCATAAAAAATCAGTCGGGCAAACAACTCATCATCGCTTACCCGACCTGTGCGTTTTTTGAGGGTTCATCCTCACTTTCAACATGGCGCTTCGTTCCTTTGTACATGGCGTCCATGATGGCGTTTTTGTACTCCGCGAGCTCGAAGGGAGAGGTGAGAAGTTCAACGGTATCCTCAGTAAGCAGATCCCGCTTTTTTGAAGGATTCTGCAAGTTGTGAACCAGCACCGATTGATTGGCCAGCAAAGTGATAAGCCAAACAACCTCATCTAGTGCCATCTCAAAATTCTCCGTTTTCATGAGCTTTTCGCCCAAATTAGAAAGACCGCCATATCTCTTGGCGATCTCCTTGGTGGCTTTGGTCGTCAGGAGCATTTCATATTCCTGGCCACCTATTGATATTCCTGAACTTCTTTCATTATCCATATGCTATCCCTCCGTTACGGTGTGACGGTGAAAACAGGCTCATAAACCTGCGTGTACCAGCCGGTGATAACGGATGCTGGAACGCTTACGTCGTCTTCATTGACTTCAGATTTCCATGGATGCTTGCCATTGCCATCAAGCTTATTTCTTCGCACTACAGTTCCTTCGATGGTCGGGGTGGAAAAGGTGATGCTGTCGCCCTTGGTGGCGAGGTTGGTTGCTGGGATGCCGAATACCACACGGTAAAGCCAGAAGTATCGATAATTACCGTTTGATTTCTTAGCTCTGAAACCAACGGCCACAGGGGAACCGCCATCCTCACTGCCGGAAACCACGACATGGTTGTCGTCAAGCTTTGCCCCGGTAAGGTCCTCAGCCGCTGTCACACCGATATCATCAATGCCAAGGGAAAGGGTCCCGCTCTTGAATTCCTTCACTATTTCAGCAGGTCCATCATCGGCATACAGCGTTGCTTCAGCAAGCTCTACGGACAAGTCTGCCTTCATCGCTTTTGCAAGTTGGATGGGAGTGCCGTAGGTTTCATTGCCGCTCAAGTCCTCTGTGATTTTGGCGTAATACAGTTTATCTAATCCGATAGTCGCCATTTGTTAATCCTCCAATTCGTAGTTTTTCGCCACATCAATGGCGTAATGGAAATAGCCGGTGTCATCCTCGTGTCCGATGTACCGGCGGTCGGTTATGATGAAATCCGCTTCCAGAAGGAGACGGACAATTTGGTTTTTGAGAGTCGTATAGCTTCCCTTGTCAAACAGGGATATTCGCGCCTCCTGGATTTCATGTCGTGGTTTATCGTCGGTATATAGCTCGAACGTATCAACCATCGGCGTGATCACAGCGTAACGGTCTGGTGCAGGCTCTGAAAACACGCCTGTTTCCAGTGGAACGAGGGGTGAGATGATGGTGTTCAGTTCACTGAGAAGACTCATATTTTCTCAACCTCCTCCTCTAACGTCGCAATCATCGCGTCCACACAGGCCTTTTTACTTGCTGTTTTCGCAGGCTTCAGAAAAGGTTTAGGCGGCTGTCCATGTTTGCCATACTCTAAAACGCCTGCAACCATAGCATTGCTTTTGCTATCCCTGCGAGGCTCTGAAAAGCCGACCTTGACGTTGAAATTTCCGTCTTTGTCTTGTCTGGCAGAGGAGACGCCAAGGGCTGAAACGAGCTCACCAGTGGATCTGCTATTTTCCTTTGTGCCATTTCCAATAACACTCTGGAGATTACTTTTCACTTTAGCCTCGGCAACCTCGCCGCCTGCTTTCAGTACGCGGGGAATGATTTCATCCGTTTTCTCGCCAAGCCTTGAGAGCTTCATCAGGAAGTCCTCCGGCATTTTAAATGTTGCTTTAGCCACTAGGCTTCACCTCCTTGGCAAGGACCTCAATATACATGCCGCGTCCCTTGACATCTTCCACCGAGGTAATTTCAAAGCGGCCATCTTTGTTCACCACAACCATCGATGTCGTAATGGTCACACCAGGTATGCGGCGAAAACGGAAAAGGTCGGTGGCTTCAGAGAAGCTGGCTCTGTTTGCCCATTTCTCGTTGCCGTGCCGACCCTCCCGATACGCTTTGACAGAGGCGATGATGTTGTCGACTTCCGTCCGAAACCCCTCTTGATCTTTGGTGGTCACTTTTTCCACGATGTCGATGAAGGCGTTCATCTTTCCATAGCTCATAATCACACCTTCCAATCCCGGTCCAGCCGGAGTAAAAGATTGACCGTATTCCACACTTGTTGTCCAGCCTGGACATTGTCTGCAAAAAAACCGCCCGTGCTGCCGTCCCTTGATTCATAGAAATGGGACGACAGCATGATGACGGCTTGCTCTGTAGTGGGTGGCATTGCGTTTTCGGCATAGTTGTTTTCAGGCAGATGTTGATAGCTCTCGGCATACCTGATGGCAGCGGTGATGTACATCTGCAAAAGCTCATCATCTGCCGAATGTTCAAGAATGAGGTTCGCCTTAACTTTTTCAAGCAGTGTCATACCGTCACCATCCTTTCATTGTTTTTAACTATCAGCTACCATCAGACCAGCAGTTTTTAGCTTTGCAAGCAGCGCGTTGAAATCAAAAACAAGTCCGGCAATGGTTGTAGAGGTTGAGTCTGACTGGTTTTCAGCCGGTGTGAACTGCGAAGGAAGCCCCGTCACTGAGGCTCCCTCCTTGATTTCAAGCGTACCGCCAATGACGGTTTTTTCACCGCCTTGCTCGGTATAGTTCTTTGCGTTATAGCTCATAGTGCACCTCCGTTATGCCTTCTGCTGAAGTACTTTGATTGCTTCAGGCAGAATCAGTTTTCCATCAACACGCTGAGTTGCGACAAAGCCGACCTGACCAGTAGCTGCATAGAGCTCGTTGAGTCTCTTGAAAACACGCCCCTGACGATCGGCAACCCAGTAGTAACCGAAATCGCCGAACGCGATCGTCTTTGCAGAAGCTGCAATTGCAGGAACATAGGCTGAGGTGTATAGTGGTCTGTTCAGAATGGTATCCGGCGTACCGGCCTGCAGTGAAGGCTGCCAGAGGTATTGACCCTGACCGTCCTTCAGCTTGCGGATCGCCTTAACCGTGGCATCGTTCATGACGAATACTGCTTTGTTTCTGTACGGTGCCTTAAGGGAGTAGAACAGGTCAAGAATCTCATCGATGGTAATTGCAGTAGCGCTCGCAGTGGTCACGCCAAGCTGTGCACCACCGGTAGCTGCAAGGATACCCGTAGGTTTCCCGGAGCCATCGCCGGTGAAGAAAGCATCCTCTTCCTTGTTTCCGATTCGTCTGGCGAACTCTTTAGCAATGTAGGTTTCGAGGTTGAATACGCTGTCGTTAAGCAGCTCCTCGGAAACCTTGATCATGGTCCCAAGCTTATAGGCTCCAATGGATACCTGACCAAAGCTGTCATCACTTTCAGGGATTGCACCTTCCTCGTCGATCCAAGAAGCTGTACCCTTAGAGGCTACGACTGGGATTTTGCGGTCACCGGAAGAAGTGGTGATGACATTGGACAGCCTTCTGAAAATGTTCTCGTCCTCGAGGGTATCCACGAGGGTACGTTCAAATTCATCCGGCACAAGGTAGCCGCCTTCAGTGTCGGTGCCAATCTGAAGCGCATTTCTGATAACAGGATCAAGACCTTCACCAGAACGTGTGCGCATTGCATTCCAGAACGCTTTTCTGTACTCGTCAGATGCTCTGCCGCTTCTTGTCTCCATGCCCGGAATATTAGGTCTACCGGTAAGAGGCATATTTAGTGGCTTTGAAAGCTCACGGTCGAGGGCTTCCTGCTTTTCGAGACGATCGATTTCATTACCAAGGGCGACCACATCCGCTTCCATCTTGTCGTAAACGGCGGTATCCTCAGCTGAAACGATGCCATCCGCACCACGTTTGGTATCGAGAAAAGCCTTAGCTGTTTCCCATGCCTTTGCGCGTTTCTCACGCAGTTCAAGAATTTTATTCATAGTATTTTCCTCCTCAAAATTAGTGTTGAATTAAAGAGAGCCGCTTCTCCAGCGACTCAATCGGTGTACCTGTTTGTTGTTTGGGCAGCTTGGGCTTTACCTTGTCCAGCAGAGAGTTGGTAACGGCCCTGCGGCTAAAGGCATAGGTAAAGTCCTCAGTCTGTAGTCGTTTCTTTTCGTCGTCCAGAATGCCGTCTGCAAAACCAAGCTCGATGGCTTTCTTCGCATTGAGCCAGGTTTCAGCGTCCATCAGGTGGGACAGTTTTGCCCGTGACTGTCCTGTTTTGATCTCGTAGGCGTTGATGATACTTTCCTTAACCTCCGAGAGCATGGCAATGGCCTTTTGCATTTCCTCGCTGTCGCCGATTGCTACTGTCAGCGGGTTATGCACCATCATGAGGGCAGTCGGTGCCATCAGCACGGTTGTTCCAGCCATTGCGATTACCGAAGCGGCAGATGCTGCGATACCATCAATTTTCACGGTGACCTTGCCTTTGTAATCCATGAGCATGGTATAGATCTGACTTGCAGCAATGCAGTCTCCGCCGGGAGAGTTGAGCCAAATAACAAGGTCACCCTCACCGGCAGTAAGCTCTGCTTTAAATGCCTTAGGGGTGACATCATCGTCAAACCATGACTCTTCAGCAATCACGCCGTCAAGGTAAAGTGTTCGGACACCGGAATTATCATCCCGTGCCCAGTTCCAGAATTTCTTCATTCGGTTTCCTCCGTTTCTTTTATATTTGCGAACGCGCCAGCGTCCTGTAGTTTGGTCATCGCGCCGTTGATCAGGTAGAGGTCGCCACCAAGCTCTGCCGGGATGCGGTCCAGATTCTCAAGCTCCCGGATATCGTTGGCACTCATCCAGCCGTTCTGACGTGCGGTGGCGTAACCGCTCATTCGGCTCACATAGTCGCCGCGTAGCAGTCCATCCACATTGAACTTAATGAACAGCTTCGACTTTTCGCTCTCCATGAGTAGGGCTCGGCACATGGACTGTTCCCAGCGCACTACCCAAGGGTCCAAGGTGTATTTCACAAACTCGAGTGATTGCTGTTCGATGTTGGAAAAGGACGATTTCTCAAGGTCGGCCAGCATGTGAGGCGGCACCCTGAAAATTCGGGCGATCTCATTAATCTGGAATTTTCTCGTCTCCAGAAACTGTGCTTGCTCTGGTGAAATCCCGATGGGCTGATACTTCATGCCTTCCTCGAGAACGGCCACTCGGTGCGAATTTCCGCTGCCCTGATAGGCAGCGTTCCAGGATTCCTTAATCTTCTGTGGGTCCTTGATGGTGCCGGGGTGTTCCAACACGCCGCCCGGAGCCGCTCCGTTAGCGAAGAATTTCGCACCATATTCCTCTGTGGCAATGGCAAGTCCCACGGCATTCTTCGCCATTGCAATGGGAGAGTAACCGACCAGACCGTCAAAGCCGAGGCCAGGAATATGAAGAACATCGGAAGGAGCAAGGTAGACCTGGCTGTCCTTGCCAAGCGAGGGAGTGTCCTCGTTATTGCGCTGGTACAAATAGAAAAGCCGACCGTTTGAATCACGATCGACTGTCATTTTGTTTGGCATTAGAGGATAAAGTGCAACGACCTCGCCACGGGCGTTTCTAATGATCTGCGCGTAGGCGTTCCCCCATAATAAAAGATGACTCATCAACGTCTCTCTAAACGCAAAGGAAGTCATCTCGGGATTCGGCTCGTCATGAAGCAGTTTGTACAGTGGGTGTTTGAGGTGTTTTTCCTTGCCTCCGGAATCGTTGTATTGATAGATATGGAGCGGAAGCCCCGCCAATGTTTCAGACAATATCCTTACGCAGCTGTACACTGCTGTCATTTGCATGGCCGTCTGCTCATTGACCGGTTTGCCAGCGCTGGTGCTTCCGAAAAAGAAGCTGTAGCGGCTGCCACCGAGGGCATCTTTAGGCTTGTCACGCGCCTTGAATATTCCTTGCAGTATTCCCATAGACATCACTCTCCTTTACTAAAAAACAAGCAGGCCACGATCGTCATAGACCGAAGCTCCACTTTCGTTGCCACACCGAATCGCCCGGTCAAGGGCCATAATGGTGGCGACTGCACCGTCGATTTTCTCGGTGGATTTCTCTTTGTCTGCTTTAATATTGCCTGCCGGGTCGGTGCGGATATAGATGTTGTCCATCATCCAGCGCAGGACCGGCTGACCGCCGTGAGCAACCTTCTGTTCTAAGGTTAGCTTCATGAGCTCCTTGGTCGGCGGACTCATATCCTTGAAGCCCTGTCCGAAAGGAACGACTGTGAAGCCCATGCCCTCAAGGTTCTGGACCATTTGCACAGCGCCCCAGCGGTCAAAAGCGATCTCGCGGATGTTGTATTTAGTACCCAGCTCCTCAATAAAGCTCTCGATGAAGCCATAGTGCACCACGTTGCCTTCGGTGGTTAACAGATAGCCTTGCTTTTTCCAGACATCATAATTAACATGGTCACGCCGCACACGCAAATCGATGTTGTCCTCCGGTATCCAGAAGAACGGGAGCACGACAAACTTGTCATCTTCGTCCAGTGGCGGGAATACCAGAACAAAAGCAGTAATGTCGGTAGAGGAGGAAAGGTCAAGACCACCATAACAAACCCGTCCACTTAATGCTTCCGGGTCTACCGCAAAAGCGCAGGCATCCCATTTGTCCATTGGCATCCAGCGCACAGCTTGTTTGACCCATTGGTTCAAGCGGAGCTGCCTGAAGCTGTTCTCCTCGGCGGGATTCTGGCGGGCAGACTCAAAGGCCGCTTTGACCTTATCTAAGCCGACGGTAATACCGAGGGAGGGATTGGCTTTTTTCCAAACCTTCGGATCAGTCCAGTCGTCCTCTTGCGCTGCACCATATATGATCGGATAGAAGGTCGGGTCATTTTTTCTACCGTCGATGATATCCAGGGCCTTCTGATGGACCTCCCAGCAGATGCTGTTCTGGTTGTCTCCGGCGGTCGTGATCAAAAAATAAAGCGGCTGCATCCTCGCATCACCGCTACCTTTGGTCATAACATCGTAGAGCTTTCGGTTTGGCTGAGTATGCAGTTCGTCGAATACCACGCCATGGGTATTGAAACCGTGCTTGTTGCCGACGTCGGCAGATAGCACCTGATAAGTGCTCCCAGTCGGTAAATAAACAAGACGTTTCATGGAATCAAGAATCTTGACTCGCTTTGCGAGCGCCGGGCACATCCGCACCATATCCGCTGCAACGTTAAAGACGATAGACGCCTGATTACGATCGGCGGCGCAGCCGTAGACTTCGGCGCGTTCCTCATTGTCGCCGCAGGTCAGCAATAGAGCAACCGCAGCGGCGAGCTCCGATTTACCCATCTTCTTTGGTATTTCCACATACGCTGTGTTGAACTGCCGATAGCCGTTGGGCTTGATGGTGCCAAAGATATCCCGAATAATCTGCTCCTGCCAGTCAATAAGCTCAAAAGGCTTACCGGCCCAGGTGCCTTTGGTATGGGAGAGCGCCTCAATAAAGGACACGGCGTAATCTGCTAGAGCCTTGTCATAGATTGAATCCGATGCTTTAAATCGGGTGGGAGAGTATTTCTTCAATTTTCTGATACGCCGTCATCTCCTTTCGCAGGGCATAAAAATAGACCTGCAAAAGCAAGCCTTGATAATCTTTTCATACGAGAAACAGAGCTGTTCACAGCACTGCTCTCAAGTGTTTTTACTAGAGTTCAAGTTTTCGGCAAAGGTCCTCCCCGTAAACCAAGTTAAGACTGCTACCATTATCCCAGTTAACTAGGATGCTGGCCGTATCATCCACGCCGGTAACGGTTCCTTTTGTTCCAATAGGTGGAGCCTGCACATCATCCATGCGGAGAAGCTCCACACGGCAACCGACAGGATACTGTTTACGGATGCGTTCGACAACTTCTCTATTTGGAAATCTCATCGTCAGTCGCCTCCTTATCATTGAGCATGGTATTTACAGCATCAACTTCCACTGGGTCGTCGGTGGCAGCGTTTAGGTCCTCAGGGCTGAAGCCTTTTTTGGCTCCTGTTCGAAATGCGGCATTGCCGGTCAGGTTCCGAAGAAGGGTCCGGCGTATTTCCTTGTACTCATCACCAATAAAGCCAAGCCGTAGGAGAAAGCACCTGAAAGCGTACTTCTCATTGTCCGTTTCCTTTTCCTTGGCGGTCACACGCTTCTGCCTTTTAGCTGCGGCACAAAGTGCACTAATAAAGCGAGAGTAGGTAGCCACCTCGTCGCTTTCTGCAGGAAATCTGAACCAAGGAAATTTGAGAGTTGTATCCGTCCGTTCGACTGGAAGGGAATCTACACCAAGTGCCTTTTTTATCAGTTCAGCTTTGCTTGCAATTAGCTTTTCAAGATTGGCGAATCCTTCGTCGGTCATGAACGAAAGTGGCATTTCAATGGTCAATTGGTCAGGTTCATCAGGTTCCGTCACATCGGTGGCCTGCATTCCGTTTTCACCTTGGAAGTTCTCTCGGCGAGTACGGCCCAGTCCCAATTCCTCTCGGCCGTCCATCCTCAGATCCTCAAAGGCGATCACTTCATCCAGCTGTCTTTGCATGGCGTCGGTAATGGGTGCATCGGGGTTTGCATACCGTCCTGGGTGGTGCTGGTCAATATCTGGAATCTCGTCAAGCGCCCCCATCCCAACAAGGCCGTTCTCGTAGGTATCGGGTTCATCATACTCGCGACTGTCGCCGTCAGCGTCAAAGCCTACGTGATGGAGTGAATCCTCAAGGTCGAGGTTGTCAGGGCCTGTAAGCGATCCGGTCTTGTCGATGTGGTAGCCGCCAATCTCGTAGATGAAGCTTGGTGCTCCAAGGTACTTGGCTGGGGTATTCAACGCTGTGCTAATTGCACCGACCAGTGCTTTGCGTTCGCTGCCTGTAACATTGTAATTAAGTTTCATTTTCATACCACCTTTCTTATTCGGTACTACATTCATCACTCTAAACCGCTTAAATAGCAACGGTTTTATGTGGTTTCTGAGGAGAATCTGTACCGAATATTCGGCGGTTTTAGGTGAGGTTAGGCATCTGAGCTAACGTCCGCATAGGAGTAGAGCAGACCATCGCGCTGGACAGAAACCCTATCAGCCGTGCCGACCTGTTCGATGTACCGCTTGACGATAACATCGCAGAACTTCTCATCAAGCTCGATGGTATTACAGGAGCGGTCAGACTGTTCGCAGGCGATGAGCGTTGAACCGCTGCCACCAAAGGGATCGAGCACCAGCGTGTTGCTCATGCTGCTATTCATAATCGGATATGCCAAGAGCGGGACCGGCTTCATGGTCGGGTGATCCCCATTTTTCTTAGGTTTATCAAACTCCCATATGGTGGTTTCCTTACGGCCGGTGTACCACTGATGCTTTCCGGTTTTCTTCCAACCGTAGAGCACAGGTTCGTGCTGCCATTGGTATGGAGAGCGTCCCAGAACCAGCGACTGCTTCTTCCAGATGCAACAGCCGGACAAATAAAAACCGGCATCCACAAAGGCTCTCCTGAAATTAAGCCCTTCGGTGTCGGCGTGGAATACATAGATGCTGGCGTCATTCGCCATGACCGCTTCGGTGTTTGTAAAGGCATCGAGCAGAAAGTTATAGAAGGCGTCATTACCCATATTGTCGTTCTTGATTTTCCCAGCGCTGCCTTCATAGTTGACGTTGTACGGCGGGTCTGTGATCACGAGATTGGCTTTGGCACCGGCCATCAGCAAATCAAAGGTATCCTTCTTGGTGCTGTCGCCACAGACCAGCCGGTGCCGACCAAGGGTCCAGATGTCGCCGAGCTTGGTGATGGGAGGCTCCTTTAGCTCTGCCTCTACATCAAAATCGTCATCGTGGATGCCGTCTTTGATACTATCTTTGAAGAGATCATCAAGTTCGGCCGGATCAAAGCCTGTGAGCGATACATCGAAGTCCGCGCCCTGTAAATCTGCAATGAGCAGAGCCAGCTTTTCTTTGTCCCATTCGCCGGAAATCTTGTTCAGCGCGATGTTGAGAGCCTTTTCCTTCTCGACATCCATTTCGACCACTACGCACTCAACTTCGGTGATGCCCATGTCGATGAGCACCTTCAAACGCTGGTGCCCACCTACAACACAGCCGGTCACCTTATTCCAGATGACCGGCTCGACGTATCCGAACTGTTCAATTGAGCGCTTCAGCTTATCGTATTCCGGATCGCCGGGTCTTAAGTCCTTGCGGGGATTGTAGTCCGCAGGCAGAAGCTCGGCGGTTTTCTTTTTCTCAATCAGCATACTTCTTTACCGCCTCTCGTAGTTCGTTATAACGGTCCAACCATTCCCAGCGAGAAAGCGTTCCGCTGAAATGGCCATAGGTCGCTGTATCTGCATACATGGGATCTCGCAAGCTCAGTGCTTCGATGATCGCCGCTGGACGGAGGTTAAAAACCTCGAGGACCGCTTTTCTAAGAATCTCATCAGGGACCGTGCCCGTACCGAAGGTGTCAATTTCGACCGAAACAGGATCAGCCTTGCCGATAGCATAGGAGATGGCCACCTGACAGTGTTTAGCATAGCCACAACGGACGATGTTCTTTGCAATGGCCCTTGCCATGTAGGCACCGGAGCGGTCAACCTTCGTCGGGTCCTTGCCGGAGAATGCACCACCGCCATGAGCAGCAAGGCCGCCATAGCTATCGACCATAATCTTTCGACCGGTCAAACCGGTGTCAGCTGCAGGTCCGCCCTCGACAAAACGGCCGGAGGGATTGATGAGGATTTCGGTGTCATCATCAAATGGGAACTTCTCGAACACCGGCCACAGTACTTGGGAGATAATCTCACTGCGGAGAATCTCTAAATCTTTATCAGCGCAGTGCTGTACAGAAACAATAATCGTTTTGATGCGCTTAGGCTTGTCATCCTCATACTCAACCGTGACCTGAGCTTTACCATCAGGACCGATGCCCTTGATGACGCCATTTTTCATGGTGCTATCGAGTTTTTGACAAATGGCATGAGCAAATACGAGAGGGAGCGGAAGTTTTTCTCGCGTCTCATCTGTAGCATAGCCATAAACAGTGCCTTGATCGCCAGCGCCGAGCATGGAATACCAAGAGGTATCTCCAGTGCGGGATTCCAGTGCCTGATCCACGCCACCAGCGATATCCTTGCTTTGCTGGTGGACGAATACGAACACAATAAATTTCCAAGGGTTGTAGCCGACCTCCTCAAGAACTCTACGGACCACCCAGCGGATGTCTACTTTTTTCGAGCAGGTGATTTCGCCCGCTACGATGATTTTGCCTTTTGTCGCCATGACCTCGCAGGCCACGCGGGAAGCTTTATCTTTGCGAAGACACGCATCGAGAATGCTGTCTGCAATCAGGTCGCAGAGTTTATCCGGGTGACCCTTGCAGACACTTTCAGAAGTTTTATATTTTGCCATATCATTTTCCTTTCCGGGCGGTTAAGAGCCGCTCCATCACATCATCTTGAGGATTCACACCGCTGTACTCGCCGGTACAGTTTTCCTTTACGATCTGAAAAATCTCCATCCACAGGCGGTTTGTTTGGTTCATATAGTTCTGACCCATCGCCACATAGGGGCTCTGAATTGCATTGCCTGTAGTGGGATGTTTTGCCAGAAAGCCGTATTCGGTGACTGCTTCCTCGCATTGAATCCATCTGGCCACGCTCATGGCGTACCGCTCCAAAAGCTGAGGAGCTACAAGCACCGCACAACCACGTTCGTTCAGCCAAGTCCAGGCGGATTTGTAAATCTCGCTTGCGACGAGCGTCTTGCCGTCTTTTTGTATGGCTTCGAGCATTTTGTTTGGTTCAGGCATTTCAAGGCCTTTGAGATCTGCTGCATCTTGAAATTCCATCACAGTAAGTTTTCTGCCGCCGGGATTGCCCTCGGCTATTTTGTCGGCTAAAGGCTTCTTTTTTGCGCCCGCGCCGATACGAGCACCGCCACGGTTGGTACCGTCTTTTGCCAAAAATATCACCTCACTTTGCAGGGTTGGGGCTATTCCCTCGTTTGAAAGCGCGTTTTTCAACACGAAGCCCCACGCCGCTGTCCAGTTTGAAAAGTTTTAGAGATTTGATCACCCCCACCGGTCACCGCTTTCAGCAGTAATTCGGGAGTGACAGGATTTACAAAGAGCCATCAGATTACTCTTTTCATTGCCGCCACCTTTAGAGAGCGGGAGGATGTGGTGGACTTCTTCGGCAGGCGTCAGATTGCCTTGCTTCTCGCACTCCTCGCAAAGGGGATGCAACTTGATGTAGCGGTCGCGGATGCGTTTCCAGCTTCTGCCGTAGCGTTTGTTGGACTTGGGGTCGCGCTGGTACTGGTTGTATTGTTTGTCCACGACCTTTTGATGCTCGGCGCAGTATTGCTCACGCTCAGCGAGCCGACCGCAGCCGGGGTAGGCGCAGGGACGCTTTGGTTTATATGGCATGGGTTCACCTCACTTTCGGGGCATAAGAAAAGCCCCACAGGATTTCTCCCGCGAGGCTTCGCCTTGATGCTTTTCGCTACCTTAACATTAACATGATTGCACTTGGACTAATAGTGACATACAGTGACATCTTCAGGGATTCTTACTTTGTTAAGTGCTGCATCATGTAAGCGGTAAAGATGGCGAAGGTTATACCCGAGCTCCACAGCAATTTCTGGCCAAGACTTATTGCTGATGTATCGCTTCTCCAGGATCGTTCGATATTCGTTATATTCTACTTCACGGATAACAAGACTGATCTCACGCTTAAGGTCCACCAAGCTTTCAAGATCTCTGTTGATCTCGTCCTGAAGGTCAATGATTTTTAGAACGGTGTCCGCCATCGGCGAGGTGCTTTTGCTGGGGTTTCGAGGCATACCGGTTATGGCGGTGGTACATCTCATAGCCAGCTCATTTAAGGATTCCACCATTTCGAGTTTGCTGGCAATCCTCTGATCAAGGCGGTAAGCCTGTGATAAATACTCTTTAGCGGTCATTCCTTTGCACCTCCTCGTTAACTCTTCGAATGAGGTATTCAGCATTCAGGCTGGTGAGCTCACCAAACCAACCGGAACGGAAGAACCGCTCTAAAGATGACGCTTCAATTTGGTAGCCCTTGTTATCAGGTCGCTTCTTGGAATGAAGAAGAGAGGTTCGATAATCCTTGACTGCTTGCATAACAATGGCGTTTGCTAATTCTTGATAAGGGTCCATAATCTGTACCTCCGAATTTTTAGTTTTCTCGGATTGGCACGGATTGTCGTTGATTGTCTTAGACTTGCAGATCGGCCTTTACAGCATCAATCAAAGCGGCTTGGGTGCTGTCCTTCTTGGATAACACCTTTAGAATTCGCTCGTCGATGGTGTCTTTGGCCACAATGTGCTGCACCACAACTGTTTCAGCGTTTTGTCCCTGTCGCCATAGGCGGGCGTTGGTCTGCTGATATAATTCCAGTGACCAGGTCAGCCCGAACCAGACGATACAGGAACCGCCACTTTGCAGGTTTAAACCGTGACCGGCAGAAGCGGGATGGATCAGTGCTACGGGTAGTTCGCCAGCGTTCCACTTTCGGATACTATCGGCGCTGTCCAGTTTGGAAAACGGTACATGAAGCTTTTGTAGGCGCTCCGTGATGCGGGCAAGGTCATGCTTGAACCAGTAGGCCACAAGAATCGGCTTACCACCGGCAGCCTCGATGATATCCTCCAGTGCATCCAGCTTTCGGTCATGGATGGAGAAGGTGTCGCCATCGTCGGTGTAGATCGCACCATTTGCCAACTGACATAACTTGCCGGTGAGCGCGGCGGCATTAGCAGCAGTGATGTCTCCGTCAGGGAGTTGCAATACAAGGTCCTGCTTCAATTCGTCGTAACGCTGGCGCTCCTCGTCGGAGAGGCGGACGGTGTATTCGCTACTGACCAGTTCCGGCATTTTCAAAAGGTCGGTAGACTTCATGGAAATAGTGATGTCGGAGATCTTGTCATAGATGCGCTGTTCCGCTCCGGGTAGAGGTTTGTAGCTGAAGATGACCTGTCCGTTGCGTTTATCTGGCTGGAAGTAATCCAGTCGGTAGTGGCTGATAAACCGTCCGAGGCGAGCACCCATATCTAAAAGCCTAAACTCCGCCCAAAGGTCCATTAGGCCATTTGCTGAAGGGGTACCTGTAAGGCCGATGATACGCTTGACCTTTGGTCGTACCTTCATCAGAGCCCGGAATCGCTTAGCCTGATAATTCTTGAAGGAGGATAGCTCATCTACCACAAGCGTGTCGAAGTTGAAGGGCAGCTTGCTTTCCTCAATGAGCCACTGGACATTTTCTCGGTTGATGATATAGATGTCAGCGGGTCTTATAAGCGCTGCACGGCGCTCTGCTTCGGTGCCGACTGCAACGGAGCAGATGAGGTTCTGGAGATGCTCCCACTTATCTGCTTCAGCAGGCCATGTATCCCGTGCCACTCGTAGCGGGGCAATTACCAAAACGCGGTGCGCTTCGAAGCTGTCAAACAATAGGTCGTTCAACGCCGTCAGCGTGATGCTCGTCTTGCCAAGGCCCATATCGAGTAGAACGGCGGAGATGGGATGCTCCTCGATGTAGCGGGTGGCGTATAGCTGGTAGTTATGTGGTTCGTATTTCATCAAGAAGCCCTCCAATCTGCTGCTCGTCATCAAGGATATAAACCTTGAAGCCAAGCCCACGTAGTAATCTGTGCCTTGCAAGTTGAAGTGGCCGAGGCTTTTCGCCGGGAGCCTTAACCTCCACGAAAGCCATATGACCACCCGGTAGAAGCACGATGCGATCTGGCATCCCGTCAAATCCAGGACTAGTGAACTTAGGTGAGATGCCGCCCATGTCCTTCACTGCTTTTACCAGTTTTTGTTCAATGATTTTCTCTCTCATTTTTCACTCCATTTTTTCTTGCCCATTGCCGATGATTGCCCATTTGCTCATTTTTCCTATAAATCCTACGCGCGCATATATACGCTCACGCTGTACTGTTATTTTTAATGAATTGAAAAGGAGTAGGAGTTAATGGGCAATATCGGCAAGGCAACGAGCTTTTATAGTAATATTGGGGGCTTCAAGCCTTGCCCATGGTTTGTGCCGAAGTGCAAATCGGCAATGTTGGGCAATTATTCCGACCTCAGATAGACACGCTGAATGCCATAAATGGGTATAATGCGCTTGCCGGTTTTATTACCAGAGTACTTTTCCCAATTGCCGATGCTGCGAAGAATGGCCTCGATTTCATAGGAGTCTGACTTCTTGATGGAATCCCTAGACCGACCAAAGCACTCACACCAAATCTCAATATTGCTGACCTGCATTCTGCGCACGGTACCTACAGGTCTTGTAGGATCGTCGGGATCGCGGAAATACTCCTGTCTACGGTAAATATCGATGGTGTCCCAATCCTCAGGAAGTAAGGTGTCAAGAAATGCAGCAACCAGACCTTCGCGGTCGTCGGTTTCCATCGCGTCACGTTGTGCATCTGCTGCGGCTTCTGCTTCAGCGCCTTTCAGGAACAGTTCCTCACCGGCATTAAAGTTGGCTACCGCCTCGGCCCATATCTGGTCGACTTCGTATTCGGTAACATCCCATGGGCGTCTTGTGCCTTCGCCGGTTACGTTGATCGGCCAGAAGCGTCTGTTACCGGTCACGTCTCGAAGAAAACCGCCATCACTGTTGGTGGACCCGATGATAATGCACTGGCGTGGATGGCTTTCAACGACTCTGCCGTAGGAAGGCCTGTACTTATCATCAACCCGGCTAGCAAAGGACTTCACTGTTTCCACATCCATTTTCTTGATACCAGCGAGCTCAGAAAGCTCCAGCAGCCAGTTGCCCTGAAGTTTTTCTGGTGCCGTTTTATCCTTCATGTCAGAGATGGAAAGGCTGTCGGAATACCATTGTTTCCCGAGCTTGGCGAGCATGGTGGATTTACCAATGCCCTGACCGCCGATAATGACTGGGATGGTATCAAACTTGATGCCGGGTGCGAGGATACGGCCAGCTCCAGCGGCGAGTGTCTTTCGAGTAACCGCTCTAACGTAGGGAGTGTCCTCTGCACCGAGGAAGTCGATAAAGACAGTCTCGTCACGCGGGATGCCGTCCCACTCCAGTGCCATCAGGTATTCCCGTACCGGATGATAGGCCCTGTCGTCAGATACTTTGGTAAGAGCAAGCTCGTAGTTTCGAGCACTGAACTCTCCATAGTTGGTATCGACGAAAGCTACAAGCTGGGCTGTATCCGCGTCCCGCCAAGCTGGGTGGGTATGCGGCCAAGGCAGGTTTTCGGCATAGATTTGATTGGCGAGCCGATTATATCGGATTTGCGAAAGTGACTCATCATTTTTCATGATCATTAGTAGGTTGCCGAGAGTATTTTCCACATCACCGACTTTTGTGCGCGTCAGCCTAGAAGCCCAATTCTCACCTGGCGTAAAATCCTCGGAAGCGGACTGGCGGCGTTCCTCTAAAAGCAGTTCAGAAACAGTCGCATCTTTGAGTGCAAACTCGCACATATTTTTATAACTGGACTTCTCGTCGTCATCACCGAATTTGTGTATGCGCACAAGGTCAAAAGCGTTGAGCAGCTTTCCATAAGCAGGATCAGAGGCATGGTGGCTGTAGGCATATTTGTCATCGTAAATTACAACGCCCGCGCTGCTGTCGGCAGGGATGTAATCATAACGACCAGCCATCACGGAAGGTGCATATACATCTGAAAGAAAAGTGTCAATCGCTGCTTCCACGTTATATGAACGACAGAACGCACCGACGACACCAGATTTGCCAAGAGGGTCATCTTGTGGTTTTTTGTTGGATTCTCGGACAGCACTTTCCCGAGAGGAGGTTGGTAGCAGCGAACACTCTTTCCAATTGGGATGTGCTGCAAGGTATGTGTCTGGATCAAGCCAGGCACCGTCTATGCGCTTGAATATATACTCGCCATTGGCTGGAGTAGTCGGCCAGTACATTAACTGATTCGGTCGATATGAGCATTCGTCAAACTGGTCGATCCCCCATTCTGCAGCGTAATACCTTGCAATTGCTGCATACTCATCAACGGTGGCATCTCTAGTAAATGGCATGATGATTCTCACTCTGGGCTTCTCAGGAATGTGACCATGTGTTGTGTAGAGTGCGGCAGCAAATCTGCAAGTTGTGTAGAATCTTTCAATAAATCCAACTTCAGCTTGATCCACATCCATCGTCAGCATAGAACGGCAGACGACGGTTTCTATTTTGCGACGATTATTTTTGAGTTGGCCACCGACAAAGCCGCCCTTATCCTTGACCGAATCTCTGTCAGCTTTTTTGAGTTTTGGATATTCTTCGGCAGATTCCGTTGTCCTGATGGTAACGGATAGCCTGCTACACAAATCGTCCCATGTGATGGTTTTATTAGGCCATGTCTTAGCAAAACAACTGTTGCCATAGGCAATGGATAAATCACGCATTATGTGCACCTCCTGTGACAATAATTCGTTCTCTGTCATCGATATTTTGTTTTATGATGCGTAGAGGGCCTTTCCAATAAGGCTGTACAAATACCTTGCAGCCAGTCTTGTAAGTCCTCCAATGTCCGATGACATACCAGACAAGGGTATGTCTTTCAATATTGGCTGAGGTCATCGCAATTTTAATATCATCTGCATTTATGACATGACGCTTGATATATGCTGTTCTTCTTTTTTTGCTATGTTTGGAGTTTGTTGTCTTTACAGTTTCTGTTCTTGGCTTATTGAATACCGACTTTACCACAGGATGAAGAAGTGCTATTTGGACTCCATACCATGCCTGAATAATAAATGTTGCCATAGATACAATGCCTTGCATGGTAACGTGCTTCGAAAGATTTTCTCGTGCCGATTTCGGAAGGTTGCGGTATCCGATTTCTCCAATCATAAGCCGGTTCACGCCATGAACAGTAAGGATAGGGAAAATAAGGTCGGCGTTGCCACGCTGATGAATCAGGTTAGCAACTTCGGCATAGTCCCATTCACCGGCGTCTCTGATTCGATCTTCAAAATCCGAGTGTACAACGAAACGATAGTGATCATATGAACCGTTTTTAGTCTGAATGTTGATACAACAATCCCGCAAAGGGATGGTATTTGCAAAGAACAGATCGGAGGGAATGCCTTCGACATCCTTTGCAGATTGAGACCATAGCTCGGTCAGTGCCATCACAGAATCAAAATTCAGATTGATGAAATCACTCGGCTTGCTCTTGTTCAGATTCTGAAGTAGCTTTGCGTTTTCACCCTCTGGAAGAAAAACTATTCCAATCGCATTCAATGCACTGTTATCCTTAGTGACGTTGTTCTCTTTTGCCCGCCTTGCCATAACGTTTAATGCGTCCTTTACTGGAGCATCGTGAATGACGGTAACCGACGTTTTCATGAAATGCAGGAACTCTGAATCATTCATCTTATGAATAGAACAGCTTAATTCTCGATACGTATCCGCATCTTGAGAAAGTGCGGCCTGATTCAAAATACAGGATTCAGTAACGTTTCGATCAATGATACCAATAAGGTTGTTATTATCATCAAAGGCCATTCCATTTTCTACAAAACCCATCATGACTGATTACACCTCCTCGCAATCTTCGTTAAAGTAGCGCAAGCGGTAATTCTTCCACTTGGCTCTCTTGATTTCAGCCGACATACCGACTGAGATGGTGCTGCCGAACACCCAGACCTCTGTACATTTGCTCATGAGGGCGTTGCCGAAGAATAGCCCAAGCTGGCGTTCGGCAGGAATGTCGTCGTTCAAAAATTGTGGAAACAGCAAATGCGGTGCGATGGGAATGAAGCCCTTGTCCACGGCGAATCGGCTGTAGCGTTGTGCAGCCTTCACGTTTCCTTCTACATCTCCTGAAAAGGGAGAGCAGATATAGACAATAGGCCTGAACGCCCGAAGCGCCTGTTCTTCTTTTTCAATAGCTGACAAGGCTTCGTAGGCGGTTGGGTCGCAGTAACCCTCGTTGTTAAATTTATCAATGCTCATATTGACCTCCAATCCGGGCGGGCTTTTTGTCCACCTCTATTACCCAATGGAGGTCAAAAGTAGGTTTGAACGAAAAGGCTCAATCTTTTTTATAAAAATCTGTCTCGTAGCCATCGGCACGGAGCAGTAGACCCTTAGCCCATGACGGTGTCTGGCCCATCTGCTCACAGACAGCTTTCAGAGACATTCGTGGATTAGCTTCGATGACGATTTCGTCGTGGACATGCATGACGATGGAACAGTGCCGAAGTGTTTGCATGGCACCGCAGAGAATGTCTCGGGCAGTCGCTTGTACGATGTTTTCCACGAACTTCGGTCCGTAGGAATCTAGTCGTTCCCACTTTTTTGTTGCACCGACGCCCTCATAGGTGATGCACTGGCCTCCGAATTTGTTTTCACCGATTCGCGGCTTCACATAGACAAGCCGCCTGCTAGAAGGAAGTGTAATAAAAAGCATTCCGCTCTGGCAGGAGAAAGTGATTCCATGTGTCGAGTTGGTGCGTTTATACCGAACGGCCTCCATAGCAGCCTTGTCGACGTCCCACCAGAATTTTACGATACGTGGATTTGATTGCCGCCACGCATCGACCAGTGGAGGGAGTTCGTCCTCATCAAGTCCCATATCAAGGGCGCCCATCGCCTTGAGTGCACCCACTGAGCCGCCATATCCGAGGGCAAGTTCAGCAATCTTGCCTTTTTGCCGAAGGTGGCCGTTAATGCCATGTTTCTCGACCGGCACTTTAAACATTTGTGATGCGGAAGCGCAGTAGATATCGCCGCCCTTGTCAAAGACATCCTGCCGCCACTGTTCACCGGCAAGCCACGCGATTACTCGGGCTTCGATGGCGCTGAAGTCAGAAACGATAAACTTGGCACCAGCCTCTGGGACGAAAGCTGTTCTAATGAGTTGTGATAGCGTGTCTGGCACATCCTCGTAGAGCATTTCAAGCGCATCAAAATCTCCGCAACGCACAAGTGAGCGGGCTTCAGCCAAATCCTCCAGATGGTTTTGAGGTAGGTTTTGCATTTGAATAAGTCTACCTGCCCAGCGCCCTGTCCGGTTGGCGCCAAAAAATTGAAACATCCCACGAGCGCGACCATCGCTACAGACTGCATTCTCCATTGCCTGATACTTCCGAACCGACGACTTGGCAAGCTGCTGCCTGAGGGAGAGAACGTCTGCGAGATCCGGAGGTGCTGTTTTCAATAATTCGACAACAACCTTTTTTCCAAGCGTGTCGGTTTCCATGCCGTTGTCGGCAAGCCACAGCTTCATCTGCTGCACTGAGTTTGGATTATCCAGCTCCGTCAGATGCTTCATCGCGGTAGTAAGTTCCGAACGGGAGCGACCATCAATAGCGATAGCCTCCTGCACCAGTGTCATATCCAGCGCCACGCCTCGGTCATTGATCTCCTGGTCGAGGTGGTATTCGTCCCATAGACTATCCGGCACCGGGAACTTGGCCAGCTTTTCTTGAATGGACATTTCCGCTTCAACATCGCGGACGTTATATTTCTTAAACTCCGCCCATTTATCTGGTGCGTGACGCGAGTAATTCCGGGTGCGCTGACCATTGGATTTGGTTGGAGCACAAGGCTGGCAGAAAAACTTGATGAGGTCCTTGCCTTCGGTGAGTTTCTGCTTGTCCAGCTTGAGTACCGAGCCGACGCCTTCCAGCGACAACGGCAGTCCCATTGTCGCCGCCCATACCATCGAGCACTTCCACGAGGCAGGGTTGATATATTCGCCAGTGGGGAGTCCAAGAAAACGGGATAGGCAGATCCGCTCAAAGTTTGCGTTGAAGGCCCACTTTGTCACGGTTTCATCCTTGAGTGCATCTATGATCTCGCCGGATAGTTTTTCTCCGTTAGCAAGGTCAACGACCTGCACTTCGCCACCGTCAAAGCTGTAGCCGAAAAGCAGAATCTCGAAATCCGGAGACTCAACATAACGATACACACCTGATTTGGCGAGATTGAAGCTGCTATAGGTTTCAATATCTATTGAGAGTGTTTTCATAATTGACCATCCTTTTATAAGGAACGGCGGTAAAGAAGTTCTCTACCGCCGTCCACAGATTTTTACTTGAAGTCCCGCATTCGTTTCTCGTGATACTCATTGTCCCGAGCTTCGCGTTCTTCGTCGCGCCTCGCCCTCTTGCGATCGCTTCCAATGCTCTGAATCATTGAGACCAGGAACGTGACACATAGGGCTGAATATAATCCCAGAAGGATATTTAACAAGATAGTTGTCATTGGTTTACCGTCCTTCCTTAAGACAAAAAGTCGTCATCATCGTCTGTAGCGAAATCGGACTCGGCACTAACCTTGCCACCGAGAGGCTCGCCGTCGCGCACTTTCTGCAGGTTGTTTAGACCGCATGCGATGCCCTTGTTGCCGTTGGAGTTGAAGGCATAAAAGCTGATACTGGCTCTGCCGTAAACGCCGGAGTAAACCTCGGAGCGGGTAAGAATGGGATTACGGTCAGCATCCACGATGCCAGGGGCAGTCGCGGAGTTTGCATTGATGAAATAAGCATTGGTGTAAGCGGGATCATCCGGGCGCTCACTGTCGCCATCTCTGAGCGGCGTCTTGATTGCTGCCTTCGGTGGCACGGACTTGCCGGTGCCCTTGAGCTTGGCTTCGCCATCCTGGTACGCAGCCTCAATAGCGGCCTTGATCTTGGCGACGGTCTTGGTGTCGGACTTAGGGATAATGAGCGAAACAGAGAACTTAGGGGTGCCGCCGTTGATGCTCTTGGCTTCCCAGACGTTCGCATAGCTCCAGCGGGTGTCGGGTCCAGTGATTACCTTCATTGGGTTGTTGGCTTTGTTGGTGTTGTTATTCATAATTGTTTTCCTCCATAAAGTCATTTTTGGCTGTGTTCATGACCGGGCGTTTATCGCTTTCCGGCACAAGTGTGGGTTTACCTTGTGGCTTTTCAATGTAAGCCGCGAGGAGTTCGTCAAAGCGGGATTTACCGAGTAGCTTCTGCATGGCAGTGACGCCGAGGACCTTGTGGTCATAAGGGTCATAACCTGCTCTGCTTACTGCATCAGCGACTGCTGTTTCATTGGTGTACTTGCGATTGGACCGGCCTTCGACCAGCTTCCAACCGTTCCATTCCTTACCGCTGATAGCCTGCTGCAGGGCATATTCCTTGATGTCCGTAGCCCAAGCGACTAGGTCATCGACGCGGGTGAGGATTTCTTCGACTTCCTCGTCCGTGAGTAGCGGTGGTAACTTGAAGTCATAGCGGGCGAGCTCTATGTTGGCATCGGCTCTGGCGCGGCAGTCGTGCTTTGCCTTACAGAAACCGCACCATTCGCCGCAGAGGAAGTTACCGTCACCGGAAAAAGCAAGATCGGCGGTGGGCTTGAGCACCTCATCAGCCCAGCGGTATAGCTCATCTTTTGAGAGCTTGTAGGTGCTGATGTTATCGCGCCGGGGCTGATAAATGGTCATGAGAACTGTGTCGATGTCATAGATTCCATCAAACAGCTCCAGGGCACCAAGGGCGTAACACTGCATCTGAGGATTCTTTTCAGCGCTTACGAGAACGCCTAACCCGTGCTTGTAGTCGCATATCTGCAGGGTACCGTCTGCGATAATAATGCAGTCGGCAGTTCCAAATCCGGACTCTACCCAGCGAGAGAAGTCCACACGCTGCTCGATCAGGACGACCGGGTCAGCGCAATTTTGCTTGGCTACTTCTACCTGTTCAAGAATGTACGCCACATAGCTAGAAGCGCAGTCAGCCATTTCCTCGTTGAACCATGTGAGGTTTTCAGTCGGGTCCTTTGCCTCAATGCCCAGCGCCTGACGAAGTTTGTACTCGCAAAGTTCGTGGGCGTCAGTGCCTTCGGCAGCGTAATTGCTACCCTTATCGTCGTAGCTCTCACATAGCCGAGCACTGGGTGGGCAGCGAAGCCATCTTTCGGAGCTGGATGCGGATAGCAGTGCGTGTCCTTTAGCTGGCATCGTTCAGTCCCTCCACATCTGCAAGCAGGGCTTTGTAGTTAGCCGGGTCAATTCCGGACAGCTTATCGGCACCATACCTCTGGAGCAGAGAGCGAATCTGAGCGGTAAAGCCAGCGCGGGACTTATCCGCAAGGACTGCTCTGACCGCTTCCAGTGTAAGTACCGGCTCGACTTGTGCTGGTTCTGGTGCGGGCTCATTGCTGCTGAACTGATCTGCCAGCCAGCTTGCGGCTTCGTTAATAGTCGCAGCGGCTCTGCGCAGTTCTTCGATGGTCATGGCCATGTCGCTCATTTTGCTCATGTGCTTTTCCTCCTTCCTTGGATTGGCTTTGTCCGGCGAGCAAGGTCAGTTTTCTTGCCAGCCTCATGGATACAACGCTGATCGCAGTGAGAACATCTACGAGTTCATCATCTGCAGCGCAGCTCCGTGGTCTTGTCTGTGCTTTTTGCATTTCTTTCACCTCCTTGGAAGGAGCGCTTGTCGTTTTGCTCTTTCCACTACCCAATGGAGGTGGGAATGGTGTTTGAACGAAAATCAAGAAAAAAGATTTTCTCCAGCCACCAATTTGACAGCCGGAGAAAGATGGATAAGGTATTAGATGTAGTCGCGTAGAAGCTCCCGCAAAGCGTCTAACGCCTTTTTCTTCTTGTAGTTGATGGTGGATTGCCTGGAAATGCCCATGATGGCAGCAATTTCTCGTTCGGACTTTTCATGAAGCAGAAGCTCGCAGATGCGGCGACCGTCGGGATCAAGCTCGTCCAATTTGCAAATAAGGGTGTCAAGCAGTTCGCGATCCTCTAAAATGGAGTGAGCGCTGGGAGCATCATCCGCCAAGTCATCGAGCCAGCTCTTTTCGTTGCCGTCGTCGTCTGTCACAGTGTAATCAAGGGAAAGCTCATCACCGGCCTTGTGAAAACGGCAGGTCCAGCAATCCATATCGCAGAGGTAGCGCTTGTTTGCTGGGCAGATACAGCGCCCGTGCTCCTGTTGCCTGCGGCGATAGGCATTAATATCGCGGTAATAGTTGTCATAGTCGGTTTTGCTGACGGGCACCCACTGGTGCAGGTCCTTTAGGTATATTTTGCGTTCGTTGGTTTGGTTCTGATTTGCATTGTTTGACATAAAAATTCCTCCGTTTGTCGTTGTCTCGAAACGGAGGAATTGAGCTGCTCAGCTGGAAAAGGCAATAAAAGCCCGACCGCAGTCCAACACAGATTTCTCCGTTTCGGATTGCAGCTCCCATTTCCAGTTGGCAGCCGTAGTATTTAGTTGTTCTGCCAAGCAACACTGGAACATCCGAGGCCAGCGGATGTATCACATAGCAGCGTGGCGTTAACCACTATCTGTAGAATAATGGGGATGGGACTTTTCAAACAGGAAGTGCGACTTCCGGAAAAGGCCTATGAAATGGCTTAAAAGGGCAAAAAAAATAAGGCCCTTGCGTCTATGACAGATATCTGTCAGACACAAAGGCCTTATTATCAAGAGAATATTCTACCGGAAGTCGCACTTCCGAATTATTTATACAACGGCGTTTTTATTTCCGTTTTTGGGCAATTGCTGAGGTATCCCAGCGTCTTGTAGCTTCTGATTCCACATATAGATGCTTTCCATATGATGATGATCTATTAGGAAGCGATAAACAAGGTACTCCTCAGATGGGATCATGATATTATGGCCAGCTTTAGTGATTAAATCATATGAAAAGGCTGGCTGCAGATTAAGCCCGATACAGAGGGCTAGTACACTTTGTAACATTGGTTTTGCATCAATCTTTTTTCGATAGTCCTGAATTGTTCGTGAGCTTATACCCGATAGTTCTTCCATCTTTTCATTTGTATAGGACCGTCGATTTACATGAAAATCAAGAGTACCGCAAAATGTGGGAGGAAGCTGGCACATTATATCCTGTACTCTTTTTGCTTCATTTCGGACTAAGGCCATCTCTCGGGCACGTTTTTGAATATCTTCGTTTTTACCTTCGTTTCGATTGAATCTTGCTTCTACAAAACTCTTTGAATCCGCATCTCGGCAGAGAAAACAAATTCGATAGAAGGAGTCGTCGAAGTTGTTGCTAACACGAGTCGTCCTATCGAACACGAGGCAGCACTCGTCAGCATGCTCGAGGGCGTAATCTGTCAGTGTGGCTTCGTGCCCTTCTTGAATGTATACATACTTTGGATTATTGATGACAAACATTCCGCCAGCGTATATAAAATTACCAGCTTTTATATCATCAATGAGATCCGGATTTAGCACCGCCTCGACAATAGCGTTATTACGATCGATGATGAACGTTTGTCCTTTTTTAAGGCTACCGTTATCGAATGAAAACGGAGGGTAATTTCTGCCGTCAACAAAATTGAATACACCAGCAGCTTGCTCGAAACCTAACTCGACAGCCCTGATTTTTGCAGCCGTAGTAGATACCTTGAAAAAGTCTGCAAACTCACTTATTGTAAATTCCATTACATAAGCGCTACGAAGGCTAGAAAATGCTTGCTGTAAGCGGTTAAATATCTCGATAAGTTTAGCACGACCGGTTCGAGCTGGAATGAGAATTTTTGGAGCAATGGCATTTGCTTGCCACTCCATCCACGCTAGTTCTTCGGATAGATGATCAGAACCCTTTTTATATTCCTCCACTACTGCGCATGATATTGATGAAAAATCAGGGTTCAAAAGCTTCTGCAATTCAAAAAACTTAAAGTGCTTGTCCCAGTGAACGCACTCATGGACAATCGTGTTGTTCACTGAACCGATATTCCTCATGAAAAAGTTATCAGGGTTTACGAGAATTGTTCCAGGCTTGATTTCTTCCACGATGACATTACGATCTGCGGTGTTATTAAAAACCTCAACAGCTGCATCATTAAAATATGTACGGCCAAAGACCTCATCAGTTAACGGAGCCAGACGAACTGTTAAATTCATGGAATTAAGAATTTCTTTGATTGGTAATGCCATTGGCTCCTTCAATGCGCGAGGGCAATACTTTAAAAGAAACTTTTCTGCATGTGAATCTAAATCCTTAGCGTAAACATAGGGGACCATGTATTTAGTAAGAGAATCTTCTGCATGGAAACGTTCCTTGGAGTATTCGCTGATATCAAGCAGCTTCACTTGATGCAGGCCATTATTGAGGACTGCAGAAAAAGAAATAGAAAACCAGAACTCAGTAGTATCACTTTCAAAATCTCTACGCCTTTTGCCAGAGATTTCTATTTCTGTTTGTATTGACGCTCGAAACTCTATCTGGTCATTATCCAAATCGCGGAAAGTGACCCCCATAACATGAAAATCACTCAACTCTGCGTAGCTCGGATCAGGCACAGAATAGGTGGAAAGGTTCATTCTATCTCTGTTGCTAATGATATAAAACTTAATCCTATCGAAGATTTGATTGTAATAGACATCTTCAAGATAAGAAGAAAACGAAGTATATTTCTGTGCCAA